GGGGAGGGGGAATAGTAGGGGGAGGGGGAGTAGTGGAATTCATGGCTACGAGGAAAGCTAAGCCAAGAATCATCCAAACACCGAGACAATTGCAAACAGTTGTGAGCGGATTGCCAGATGCATTACCATGGTAGACAAGGTAAAAGTAGATCATGACTAAGTGTATAACTTCAGTCAGCATCTTGGCGAGACGTTTGCGAATAAGATTCTCAGTGGCAGGAGCACCACCACGTTTGTACCAGGTACGCATGATCCAATACACCCAGTGTTGGAGGCGAGATTGCATTGACGCATCCCACGAGCCGAAGTCACCAGCAAAGAACTTGCAGTGAGGGTCGACTTTGTGGAGGTAGTCATACAATTCCTTCCATTCACAGTTGTGAGGATTCACACCAAGTTTCCAAGGTGTTTCACCACGCGAGCGTGTGAATTGTTCTATGAAGGCACCGAAATATTGGCGGACGATAAGAGTGAACTCCATAGGGAAGGCGTTGAAGAGGCGAGTCTTGCATTCTTTGACTTTCTCGATAGGACGACGTTCGTCTTTGAGACAGTCTACGACAACTACGCGATAGTTAGGGTCATGGAGGATGCGGCGGAGCATAGTGTCATATTGAAGTTGCATATAAGGTTTCAGAGTGTAGCGTTGGTTGTCACCAAGATCTACGAAATCTCTTTTCTTAGCACCAGGAACAAGGTTGTTGTGAGGCCAACCAGGAGAAGTGTTAAAGTTGAGAGATTCGAGGAAATGCCAGTTCTGAACACCATTGAGAGCTTCATCGAGAGTTAGAATACGAGCGGGAACATCATGAGGAATAAGGTCTAGTGCAGAATGAGCCAAATCACGAAGCATATCATCTTCGGCAGGGGAAAAGACGTGGTCTCTAAGATCAGCTTTGAGAACAGCCTTTTGTAGAGGAGAAACACCATTGACTTTGCGGAGGGCAGCAGGGAGAGTAGTGTGAGGGGTGATTTCCTCGAAGATGACACTTTGTTCAATGTCACTTCGAACAGGTTGACGATGTCCAAATCTTGCGTTAAGGCAATGACCAAGAACATCCGAATGAGAGGGTAATGTGATCTCAGGATATACGTTGTGCTTAGGCGAATCAGGAGCAATGACATGTACATCAACGAAATCAGGATCTTCTGCGGGTAGAGGTTCATCTTCAGTGAGAAAAATAAGACGGGGAACTTTGAGCTCGGGCATGGCGAACTGTTTAGCTTGACTAGTGAATTCAGTCTCAACAGAAGATTGAGAAGCAGCGGAAGGTTCGGAAGTGTCTTCGGCAAGCATTTGGGATAACATGTCTTGAGTAACGATGGTGGAATAGCCTTGAGTGCCATTGCCAGCCACATGGATAGAGATAATCTTGCGAGGAACTTGGGGATTGTGTACAACATATGGACAGCCACAGTCACCGTCAACACTTGGAATAGTAGCTTTGAGAGCGCGAGTGAGACGTTGGACGTTAGTGGTTCCATTGATAGTGTAACCAGCATTGAGCATAACTTCAGCATTAGAGCTTCCTTGAATTTGACAAACTCCTTTCTTCTTGATACAAAGAGTAAGAGTATTGCCATAGTTCAGTTGGAGGTCTTGTTCAGTGACAAAATGCTTAGTAATGTCAGTGCGTTGGGGAACGTTATTGGGAATAAAGGTGAGAACAGCAATGTCTTCATCAGGGAATGAAGTAATACGAATAGCAGTGCGACAAATGCGATTCTCATCTGCGAATTGAATATAGGCGTTGGGGGAGTCAAGGAAATATTGGACACTGTGGAGAGCGGTGATAGCAGTGCGGCCTTTGACGAAGAGAATGTAGGTATTGATCCATCTGTTATCTACGACAAAAGCAACTTCTTCAAGATTGGACATGATAGCGTTAGTGATAATGTCCATAGCATTGGAATCTTGAGCCTGGGATCGCATAAGGGGATCAGGAACACGGCGGAGAGAGGCGGTGTTTTGGACGGAAGTGGTGGCTTTAGTAGCACCAGAGATACGTTGACGGTCGGTGCCACGGGATTGGGCGACCATTTCGGCATCGTTCTGGGCGAACGGGAGAAACTTAGCAAGGCTTTCTCGATTACGATAGAGTTGATGGGCAGCAATAGCACAGAGGACGGCAGCTCCAGAAATGGATACAAAGTTGTTAGCAACAAATGCATTCCAATCTGGGCATTCTCTGCGCCATTGTTCATTGGCAGCAAGTTGTTCAGCATAACGACGACGGATGAGTTCAGGATACATGGTTCGGTGAATTTCGTCGGCTAAACGCTCTTCTTCAGTATGGGGGAAGACAAGAGCACTGTTAGTGGTGTGAAGGGCAATATCGGTGTCGGCGCGAGCTTTGTAGACATACTTGATGAGTAGGTCTTCAAATCGGCCTTGAGAATCGGGGAGATCTAAGAGAACACGATTGTTCTCTTGGCGGATGTTAGCATCGGCCATGTTAGGAGTGGGAGTAGTGGTGGTAATCTCAGGCATATCTTGCAGATCGGGATGAGTACCATTGACAACGGCGGCAACATCGAACTTGTCGTGTTTCATAAGGAATTCGGTAATGGAGGACTTGGGACCGACTTGTTCTTTGTTGTAGCGTTTAATGATCTGAGAGAGCATCTGAGGATAGTTGAGATTACGGGCGATAGGAGTGGTGTTGTGACTGATACTTTGGACGTGAGAGGGGTACCAGTTGAAACGATAGTGTTCAGTGGCGAATTCTTCGGTATCAAATTCGACTTGACCACTATCATTGGTGGAGCGGGCAGAAGCATCGACGATTACTTCAAGAACGAAACTGCGACGACGACAGAAGGCACCAATATCTGTAAGATTTAGTTGACCTAAATGCTTAAGATTGGTAGTGATAACAACGAGGGGGGATGTGAAGAGAGTGTTGGCTTTCTTTTCGAGGGCAGCCATCTTGAGAGGGAATGTAGCATCATTGACCATAGAAATAACATCGAGGGCAGCAAGAGTCTGCTTCTCAACGTCTTTGTATTGACCAAAATCATCAATAGTAACACAGAACTGGTGGGAATATCCATCCCAGTACTCGTTTTCTTCCTTTCGTTCAAAAGTCGAAGAATGGTTGAATTCGAGTCCTTGAGATTTCATAATGTGGGCGACAAGCATCTTCATGAGGACAGATTTGCCGATACCAGGAGGACCAGTAAGATAGATACACATAGGGACTTTGCGACCTTCACCAGAAATACGTAGAGCATTCTGGGCGATTTCGTACATCTTCTCAATGTTGTTGTAGGTACGGAAAAAGATGAAGAAGTTCTGGTGAGTGAAGCGATGTTTGGCTAAGTCTTTGGCAATCTTGACACCAAGTTCACGGTAATATACGATACGGGTAGCAACGTTGGGATAGCGTTCGATCTTGGCAATGTCATGTTCAGCGAGACACTTGTTGACTTGGTCGACATATTCAAGAGCTTGTTCGACAACGAGGCGATTTTCATCAGTGATGAAAGGTTTGCCTGTTGCACGATACCAGCAAGCAGTGAAAGCTGTCCAAGCAATAGAAACAAGATAGGACATAGCAGAGGCGGAATCTTTGACAAGGCCAAGGCCACTACGGAGAGTAGAGATAGAGCGAGATTCATCGGCAGTGAGTGGAGAAGTGGCAACACCAAATACAGGAGCAAATAGGTTGACCATTCCATTGAGAGCGGAGGAGAGAGTAGAGGTATCATCAGCTTGGGAGCGAAAAAGTTCTGATGTGCCGAAAACAATGAGTTGTTGCAATCGGAGCACTAGAGGAGTGAAATTCTCTGACAAGGTAGTCCAGAGATTCAGCGCATCAGTAAACTTTAGGTGAGGAGCATAGGTAAGGGCGAGGGCGTAGCGAGTGCTAGCGTTGGTAGAAGCGAACATACCCCAAATAAGTCCAACTGTGGACAATATAAATGAAGTAGTAAACTTAGAATCAGAAGGAGCAGCATTAGAAGGTAGAAGAGATCCAACAAAGTTCTCAAGAGTAGAGAGCTTATTGTTAAAAGTATCGATAGTAGTCTTGTACGAGCGAGCCGTCTGATCCATCTGAT